TTTCTAAGTTCAGAAATAGTTATACCCTTATAGTGTTCTAAAGAGTAGTCATAAATGAATTTAGCAACGTTTTTTAATTGGTCATTCTCTAATATATACTTTTTGTTTTCTCCACTTAATTCTATTGTTTTTGCTATTTCAGTATAAATTAGTCTTAATGCTTCTCCACGTTCAATATTAACTAACTTTTGTTCATTCTTAGCTTCAACATAAAATTTTTGTGAAGGCTGTAATTTATTTAAGGCTATTAACTCTAAATTATTGAAGCCAGTTGTTGTAATGTTACTCATAGATTTTCCCAGTCTGTGTTATTAATTTCGTTTTGTATTATTTGCATTCGAGTGTTAAATGTATTGTTATTTTTTACAAAATCAACTTTTGCTTTTTTAAATGCATCTTTAACCCACATATTAATTGCAGCATAATCTGACTTATATTTCTTTCCTGTACTTGCTTTATAGTCATTTAACTTATTTAACATCCATTCTACTTCATGTGATGCAAAATCTTCATTTAATTTATTAATTTCAGATTCAGAAAGAAAAATAAATTCTTTTATATTTATTTTATTTTCTTTTATTTTATTTAGTTTAGTTTCGTTTAATTTACTTTCTTTTACTTTACTTGCATTAGATTTGCTTTGCATTTCCACTGCATTTGTATATGCATTTGCATTATTCCATCTTTTATTAGCTGCATCCCTTGCTCTTGTTGATTTTTCAAAGTATGGTTGAAGATAAATAATCATTTTAAAACTAAAGAAATTTTGATTTTCATCAACTTGAAACAAATCATAATTGCAAATAACAACTCTTACTTTTTGTTCAGAAGTTCCAAACTCATCTGCTAATAAATCAATTTCATTTAAAGGATAGCGTAAATCTGTTTGTTCTCTTAATACTTCTAATAACATAAAATAAATTCCATAACCTTCAATTCCAAGTTCTTTTTGAACTCTTTTTAATTTTCTATCATGCCTTGCATTACAAAAATGTGGAAAATAAAATGCATCTTTTTTCATTTTTATTAAATTAAAAAACCCCTAAATGTTAGGTTGGTTCACGAAACCGCAAAGGAGTAACTCTTTGCCCTAACACTTAGAGGTCTAAATGTTTTAATGTTACTCTATTTTTAAAATCGGTCGTTACTCCGATAGTGCAAATATACAAAAATTATTTAACTTTCCAAACCTTTGTAAAATTCTTCACGCATTGTTGAGTTCATAGTATGATAAATATCTCCAATTTTATCTAAGTACTCAACGTCTGTTATATTTCTTTTTTCAAGTTCTTCAACTATTTTAAATCCTTGTTTTTGCCATAGATTAAAATCAGCTTTCATCTTATGTTTAAATTTACCAGTTAATTGTGTTGATTGCTCAACTGTTGATTTGAATAAACCAATTAGAAGATGTGATTCAAATTCTACTTTTGCCTGTTCAGTTGTTAGTGCTTTTTCCATAATTATAATTTTTCTATTTTATAGCCTACAAAATCTTCAATTTCATTTTCAGGATCAAGTTGAAATCCATCTTGAACAAAGATTTTTTTAATAATTTTTATTTCTTCTATTTTACCATAACACCATGTGCCACCTTCGGTTTCCATGCTATCTTCTAACCAAATTCTTATTCTGTCTCCGTCTTTATAATTTTCCATGTTCTTTGATTTTTGTTTTGTAAATTTTAATTAGTTCTTTAATTTCATCTAATGTTAGTTTAAGCGCATCCCCTCTTTTATTCATTAGTCTATTGTAAGCATCATTTCCTATTCTTAAAGGTAATCTTAACCCGTATTCAATTTGATTGCCATGCTGATGCTGATTGCAGTAAACACATTGCCCATGTACGTTATCTTCATTGAACCTTAAGTTTGGGTAACTGCCAACACTAAGAAAATGTCCAGCATCAAATTTACTTGTTAATGGTCTTTCACATGAAATACATGGTTTATTAGCATCTCTTAATCGAATATACTTGTTAAAGACTATTTGAAGTAAACTAAGCCATTCTGTGCGAGTACGGGTATTTTCTATCATTACCTTTTTTTTCTCTTTCCATACCTTAGTTTCTGCTAATTTAGCTGCACATTTAGCACCACAAACAACTTGAGTTGTTTTAAAAGGAGTGAAGTTTCCACCACACTCCTTGCATTTTTTATCTTTAATTTTTTTCACAAATTTTCGATTTCTTCTTTAACTTCAAATAAATACAATGTTTTATCAAATGCTTCGTCTAAGTCGCCTGTAATAAATTCCATTGCGAAATTAACTGCTATTAAAGCACAATCTTTTGCTAAAAAATAACCATCTGTGTTTAAAATATAAATATCATTTAAATCAGTATTTATTTCACAACCATAAATTTTGCAAACTAACTCTTTTGCTTTTTCTTTTGGTGTCATGATTTCTTCCCATTAAATGATTCAAAATATTGATTAAATAAATCCCTTGCTAATTTTACTTTTTCAGTCATCTTTTCAATTACCTCTTCATTAGCATTTACTCTGTAAATAAATAAACCTAAGTCAGAAATAATACGAGGATCGAAAGAAACAAAATCACACCACTTTCGACCGCTTAAAAGCATATAGCATTGCATTTGGTAATAGTATTCAGGCTGTTCACTTAAAAATGTTTCATCATTGGTTATAAAGCAATGTTTTAAATGATTTGCGCCATTGTAAGGGCACTTTATTTCAATTAAGCCATCTTCACCTACTAATCCATCTGGACTGCCTGTTAATCCATTTATTTCATTTGAGTAAAGCATTAAGCTATCTTTAAGTTCATTGCCAGTTACCGATGTGTAAAATTTCTTAGCAATAGGTTCATTATCATTTCCCCATTCAGTTGCAAAGTTATTAATCCCTTGTTTAACCTCACCGCTTAACTTTTCCCAAACCTTTTCAAGAATATAAGTTTCTGCTGTTTTAGATAGCACGTCTTTTTTAGAACGTGCTTCAGTCATTAACTTCCAAATCTCACTTCCTGTGAAATTACCTTGTCGGTTAATAAACCATTCAGGGCTGTATATTTCAATTGTGCTTTCCATTAGATTGATTTTATTAGTTTAGTTTCTACTTCTTGACTAACTTCATATTTTGCCTTTATAGCATCTATTGAGCCACCTTTCATTAAATACTCAACAGCTTTGCCAAAGTGTTCTGTATCGGCTTTTAAAATAGGTTTACGTACTACCTCTTTTTTATTATCATGGTCAGCATCGCTTTCTGTTTCATCAATTAAGAATAAACCATTTAAAGCATATTTACGAGCGTAACTTGAAGCTGTGCCTGTTGCCTGTTCTGCACTCATTCCTTTGTGTTCTGAAAGTTCTGCAAATCCAAACGTACTAATACTTTCACCATTTTTAATATAAAGTATTGCATTTGCTTTTAAAAATATTTTATTGCCTACTTGAATAATATCATCTGTTAATTTTAATATTGCTTCATATTTTTTAAGTAAAGGTTTTAAAGCTTCTAAAATATCTTCCGCACTTCTATACTTGTATTTACCAAATGAGTTATAGTTTCCTTTTGGCACTTTTAATTCAGATTGAATATTAATTATTACATTAATTTCTTTTTGCTGTGTTTGTTCCTGTGTTTTCATAATAGATAGTTTTAATTCTTTTTATTTTTACATTTTTGTACTGAATAAGCTTTTTTTATCAAAAAGGCATATCATCTTTGCTATCAATACGGAAGTCATCTGGCATAAAGTTACTTGAACTTTGTTTGATGTTGTTCTTTGCTGTATAGGTAGCATCTGCATTATTTTTAATAAATGGTTCTTGGAATGATGCACTGAAATACTTAGTTCCTTTTTGGCTTTCCTTAAACCATAAACTGATTTCCATTTCTTTGCCATTTACATTTACTTTTCCTTTGTAGTCTGGTGCTTTTTCAGATGTTTTTTTGTCATTCTTGAAGATTGCGCCACTGTTTAATTTAGTTTCCATTTTTCTTTTGTTTTTTATTGGTTATTGTAAATTCTTTAAAACGTGTATTAGATTTAGAGTTGATGCACCATTGCTCATTAATAGTGTAACCTTTTTTTCTAATTTTAGCTAATACTTTGTGAAGGTTAAGAGTGCCACATGCACATTCTTTTTTAGTTATCTGATAGGCATTTGAGCCTGTAATAACTTGCCCACCTAATAAGGCATCGAGGATTGCTTGTTCTTGTGTTTTCATGGTTACAAATTTAATAATTAATTTTTAACTGAATTATAATTTAAAAAATTGTCTGTAATTGTTTCTATCTGATTTTGAAGTAGATAGTATTTTTCTGTTAAATTTTGGTCATATAGTTCTAATCTTTTTAATTCTGCTAATTTTTCTGCAGTATCATAAAGCTCACTTTCTTTTTGATGAATATCATTTAAGGCATACAAACTTCTTTTTGTTAATCCTTCTATATAAAATTTATTTTCCATACTTTTTAATCTTTAAGTTATAAAATTCGTCTATTATATCCAACAGTTCGTCTTTACATTCACCTTCTTTAAAAGCCTTGCCTATTGTAACTAAGCTGAAATACTTTTTCTTTGTTATTCCATAACGCTTTAGCTTTGTGTGGTCTCCATGAGTATAATACTCATTCATTTTAGTTTTAATTGTTTCGGGTATTTTCATTTGTTTTTAATTTAATTTTAAATAAGTCGCTATAAAGTTGCGCAAAGATGTAAGTTATATTCAATTTGTTTTAA